GGGAGTCGTGAAGTGCCTAGGCTGCGGTGACGATCAGCTACACCCCGGCCTCTGCGAGCGCTGCGAGAAGCTGGCCGACCTGTACGGGATGGCTGCCTCGCTCGTCCTGCTGGTGGGCCTCATCGGTGCCGGATCCTCGCTCTACGCGCACAGCTTGCCGGGTTTCTGGGCCTCCAGCGTCCTGATGCTCGCCTCTATCCTGTACCTCGCACCGAGGGCGAAGTGATGGCCTACTACACGTCACTCGGCACGCCGGCGGGAGAGTGTGGCGAGCGGAAGCACGACACGTTCGCCGACGCCCTCGCAGCGTACAAGGAAGACCGGGAGCGGGCGGCCCGGAACCGCTGGTGCGCCGTCATCCGTGGCCCCGACGTGGACCTGATCGGCCACCAGGAGGACGGCTACCCGATCACCTCGGACGGGCTGACGGATGAGGAGCGCGAGCAGGTGGAGGCCGTATGAGCATGAGCGATGAAGAGCGCGAACTGTACGACCTCGAGGACTCGTTACGCTACGCCACCGCGACGATGGACCTGCAAGAAGAGACTATCGGGATCCTCGAAAACGAGAACGAGAGGCTGCGCCGGGCGCTGGGCGAGATCGAGGACCGCGACTACCGAGGGCACCGATGCCCGTGTATCGGAATCGCCCGCGCCGCACTGGATGTCGGCGATGAGCGAGCCCCGCATCCTCGTCAACCGAGCCAAGTGCCTCGCCTGCGGCAAGGTGCTCGAGTCCCGCTACCACCACGACTACCGGGTCTGTGGATGCCCACAGCAGACGATGGTCGACGGCGGCCGGAGCTATCTCCGCAGGGGCGGCGCGGACCTCAGCATGATTGAGGAGTTGTCCGAGTGGGAAATCGCAACCCCTCACGAACGATCGACACCCGAAGGAACCGAGCCGAAAACAATCACGAACGATAGACAGGAGGAGGGATGATGTCTGACAGCCATGAGGACCTGTTGACGGAGTTGGGTGGCACTGACTCCGAGAGCGCCCGGAAGGAGCAGTTGAGCGCGGGTAGCGGCGTAGAGCGGGTGGAGCCGGATGGGATCCAGGCGACATCGATCATGGGCACGCCCCGGGAGCACTGGTTCACACGCTCCACGATCCTCGCGGCCATCGACGAGGCCGAGCAGGCGATTCTCGACCATCCGGTCATGTCCCGTCACGCCAAGAGTTGGGCCACCGAAGGCGTCCGGGATGTGCGCGCGAAGTTCGGTTGCCGTTTCTGTGGGTCGACCTCCGAGGGCGCGGAGGGTGCAGGCACCCACATGTGTCGCACCCACTTCACCCCCGCAGCAAACCCAGAGGTGACGCCATGACGGGGCCGGACGCAGAAAACCTCCTCGCCATCCTCGAAGAGAATTGCTGGGACCTGCGGTGCCGTGACGTGCCCCTTTGGGACGACGTCGACACCGAGTGGGTCGTCATCGAGCATCACATGAGCAAGCCGCGCGAGCGCGAGTACCTTCCGGCGTCGACGCCTGTCCGGGCCATCCGCAATGCGATTGAGGGTCGCCGGGTGGACGACATCACGTCAGCCCCCGAGCACACGCCACCGGATCAACCGGGTGCCTCGGAGCATACGGGAGAGCAGCGGGAGCCGGACGGGTGGGTGGCCGAATGTCCAGAGTGTGCAAAGGTGGTGTGGGTTGCGGGAGGGGACGAGGCCATTGTCGCCGCGCTACGGTGCTGCCGACGTCCGACGCCATATCAAGCCGCTTACATCGGCACTCGCCCACCTGACCGGGAAGCCGAGATCCTCGCGGCCATCGACGAGGATATCGATCGGCTCCTCCACCGCCTCTCTTAAGGAGCCGAGCCATGAGCACCACACCCAACGAGACGCTGGTCGACAGTCTCGCCGACCTCCTGCTGTCGTGGACCGGGGAGTCCCGTGAAGCGGCCCGCACCTTCGTCGAAGAGCATCGGCTGGTGAGCCTGCCGGAGCGACCCAACGGGTTTGCTGGCGAGATGGAGGTGCAGGCCCGTCTCGTTGGATACGACTCAGGCGGCCATCCAGAGTTTGAGCCGGAGCCGCTCTATCAGCACTTCATCGGTCAGGTGGGCGGGATGCCTGACGCAGGGACCCCCGTCTACATCATCCTCGGCGAGCCCATCGACGTGGAGGAGGGGGAGCCATGAGATACGACCACACCCGACCAGGGCTCCGAGTCGTCGTCACGGGCGGCCAGCACAAGGGCAAGCACGGCACCGTATGTAGCGAGCGCACCGACCCCTACCCGACAGGCGGGGGAACACGGCTCTACGCCTCCCGCGTCTCCGTCGAGCTCGACAACGGCACGGTCATCGAGATGATGCCCCGGTGGCTCGAACCGGAAGACGACGGCTACGATTTCGCAGTGATCGCCCACATGTACCCGGTGACTTAAGTGGCACGCATCCGCACCATCAAACCCGGCTTCTGGAGCGACGAAAAGCTGGCCCCGCTCGACCCAATCACGCGGCTGGTGTTCCTCGGGTTAATCAGTAACGCCGACGACGCCGGCCGCCTCATCGATTCGGTTCGGATGATCGACGGGATGCTTTTCCCGTTCTCTGAGCATTCCTCGCGAGAAGCTATCGAGACTCTCGCGAGACTCTCGCGAGTCCTTCGATACCGCTCCGCGAGCGGCCAGCCAATCCTCCAGATATGCAACTGGGAAGAGCACCAGAGGGTCGACAACCCTTCGGCACATGTGCTCCCGGCCCCGACCCCAGAAGACATTGCGGCACAACAATTTGACACATCCTCGCGAGAACCTAGCGAGAACCTCGCGAGTCCCTCGCCCCTGGAAGTAGGAAGTAGGAAGAAGGAAATAGGAAGAACAGATATGTCGAAATCGATGATTTCCGACATGTGGGAGGTTTGGATGAAGGAGCTCGGCGGGAAGCCACCACACCCGAAGCTGACCAAGAAGCGAAGGCGGGTGCTCCAGCAGATGTTCGACGAGCAACTCAAGCGAACGGAGGACCCGATCGGTATGTTCCGGAGGATCATCAAGGCCGTGAAGCGATCCGATCACCACATGGGGACCCGAGCCTACCAGATGCCCGAGAGCCTGTTCCGCAACGAAGAGCGCCGTGACCGCTGGGTGCAAGAGACGATCAACCCCAGCAAACCGAAACCCGGCACCGAAGCCGCTCGAGTGGCGAAACGTGGTGAGCCGGGCGGCAGGACCTACACACCACCTCGGCCGACGGCACCAGAGCGCAAACCCGACGAGATCGCGAAGATCGACGCCGGCGAGCTCTTCCGGTCCCTCGGCATTCGCACTCCAAACGAGAATCCAGCATGAAGATCCTAGCTGGCGGGCCAGCAGCCGAAACCGAGTCGGCCCACTTCAAAGCGTCGCGAGACTCGATCGTGGGCCAGCGCACCAAGCACGAAGTTTCGGTACAGTACCTGATCGACCAGGACACAGGCGACTTCAAGGTCGAAGCCGACAACCACCACTGGTCCGACGAGAGCGTGCTACGTGTCGCCAAGATGCGGCAGGACTACCTCGACAGGGCCAACGCCCAGGACTTCGACGCCGCATGGTTCGTCGACACCGACCTGATCCTCGGCCCGAAGACGCTCGAACTCATGCTCGACGTCGACGCCCCGATCGTGTTCGGCGTGTTCTGGACCAGGTGGCAGGGCAAAGACCAGCCGATGCCCCAGGTCTGGGATCATCACCCGTACAGCTTCCACGGCGTGCCACACCCGAACGACCCCGAACGCACCATCGCCCCGACGATCGAAGCCCTGCGCCGTGGCCTCGAGATCGAAGTCATCGGCGGCGGAGCCTGCACCCTCATCCGGCGAGAGGCGTTTGACAAAGCGAAGTATTACCCTCTGCTTCGGGGTATGCCCTTCTGGGGAGAGGACCGACACTTCTGTACCCGAGCCCAAGCACACGACCTCACCATGGTCGCGACAGGCCGGGTCGCCATCGCCCACCTCTACACCCCAGACCAGCGCACACCCGAAGCCATCACCGAAGCCCAGAGACTCGTGGGGATCAGCACATGACCAAGACCAGCTACTACCAGAAGATCAAGAAAGAGCTCGAGGCGCTCAGAATGGTGGCTAGGAGGGCCGAGGAGGCTCAGGGGGCCATACGACCCTACCGACGCACCTCAGTGGCCGTAGCGAGGGCGTACAACGCTCTAGAGGAGGCGTTGCGGCAGTGGGAACAGGACAGGGTGGGTGACTGATGGCTGGACAGAAGCGGAACCAGGGCACGATTGACGCACTGGAACGGACAGGTGTGGAGCAGGTCAAGGAGTGGGTGGGCCAAGGCTGGTCCGTCAGCCGCATCCTCAAGAAGGTCGGCCAAGGGGACGGCACCAAGCCCGGAACCACACAGGGCTACTACAAGTGGCTCAACGATCAGGACGGGCTGAAACACGAACTCGCCCAGATCCGACAGCAACGCGCCGACGAACTGCCGTGGGAGGCACGCGAACGACTCGAGGATGCCGAGGGCAGGGAAGAAGTAGCCAAGGCCAGGGAGCTCGCACGCATCGACCTGTGGGTAGCAGAGCGGAGGGGCGCAGAGTTCAAGCCGGAGATGAAGGTGGAGAACACCGTGAACGTGATCGAACTCCACCTGAACGCACTGCAACAGGCGCAAGAATCAGTAGAAGCCGAGATCATCCAAGCCGCGCCACAACCCAAGCAGTTAACAACCCCACACACAGAGAGCACACCCACACAGAGAGAGCCGAAGGCGAGGGACGCACTCGCACAAGACAGCAGCACGCACGACAGCGAAGACAGGCAGGAAGCAGACGGGAGAAGCGATGGAAGGTAGGGGCGGAGGGCACGCAGACACCCGCCGACGCAGCCAGGGTATCGCGCAGGAAAGGTTGTACAAACACGGCCAGCCAAAACTAGAATCCACCGCCATAACGTCGCTCGATCTTGTACAACTATGCGGGATGTGGCTCAACCATGCGGCGTTTCGGGTTCTCTTTGGGTCCCCATAATAACTATTATGTAAAGTGGACGGTGCCTGGTGGGTGGACAGGATGTGTACAGGCCCCCCCCGCCCCGCTTCATTGTCGGGGGCGGCTGCACATGCGACCCCCACCTCTCATCCCCCTTCTTTACCCCCCCCACGGTGTCTTTCTGGGGCATTGTTGCGCTCTCGGAAATTTTGGGAAAATCTGGCGTGGTGTCGTGGATTGGGTCTAAACGCACAAACTTGCTGGACTTACGGCGTTTTGGGTGGTGGTTTCTGGGGGGTTTGGCTGGACATGCTGGCGGGTGCGGGTTTGATTGGGTGAGGTGGCGTGATTCCTTGGGATTGGAGGTCTAAGGTGGCGTATTTTGATTTGCGGTGTTCGGACGGTCGCGAGTTGACGCGGCTGGGTTTGGACGAGATGAAGCAGGAGCTGACGAACGTGCTGGAGGGTGGGTGTGATCGTGTGGAGGTAGCTGTGACGGGTGGGTTGTCGGTGGTGAAGAGGGCTCGTGCTGTGAAGAAGGCTGCTCGGACGTGAAGCTGGTTGTGGCCACGGTTGTCCGGAATGAGGCCACGCGGTATCTGGCCTCGGCGCTGGAGTGTTGGCGTGATTTTGCGGATGAGGTGGTGGTGTTGGATGATGGCTCGGAGGATTGGACGGTCGAGTTGTGTCGGGAGTCGGGTGCGACGGTGTATGAGCGGCCGTTATCGGCGCGTCGGATGTGGGGTGACGAGGGTGTGGTCCGTGCGGAGTTGTATGGGCATGTGATGGCGGCGGCCCCGGACTGGGTGTTGTGGTTGGATGCGGATATGTGTCCGTCGTCGGATCCGCGGGTTCACATGGAGGGCGCGGACGGGTTGGCGTTCCGGCTGTATGATTTGTGGGGGTTGGATCCGTTGGTGTATCGGTGCGATGGGATGTGGAAGGCGCATGAGCGTCATCATCCCTGGGCGGTATCGGCGCGGTGTCTCCCGTCGGTGTCGGAGGCTCGGTATTCGGATCGCGGTCTACATTCGGGGCATTTGCCGTTGAATGTGGAGATTGGCGCGTATCGTGGGTTGGAGCACCATTGTGTGATGTTGCACTACGGGTATGCGTCACGGGGCGATCGTTTGTCGAAGGAGGATGCGTATCTCGAGTATTCGGAGGTGTTGCATCCTGTGGAGCGGGCCCATGCGTTGTCGATCAATCGCGAGCCGATGTTGGAGCGGTTGCCCGTGGTCCCTGATTATGTGCTGGAGCGGGGCGGATGAGCGGCGACCTGACGTCCGCGATACGCTTCTATCGGGACAACCCTGTGGAGTTCTGCCGGAAGGTGTTGGGGTATGAGCCTGACCCATGGCAGATCGATTTGCTGAATGCGGTGCGGGATGGGAATCGGCGGCTGGCGGTGAAGTCGGGGCACGGTGTGGGGAAGACGCGGGCTGTGGCTTCGTTGGCGTGGTGGTTCGCGTTCTGCTATTTCCCGCAGAAGGTGGTGATGACGGCGCCGGCTGCCTCGCAGTTGGAGGGCGCGTTGTGGCCCGAGCTCCGGGCGCTGGGCAAGTCGTCGGACATCCTGGCCGCATTGTTCGAGATGAAATCGGAGCGCGTGGTGTTGCGGGGTGCCCCGGATGAGTCGTACATCGAGCGGCGCACGTCTCGAGCGGAGCAGCCGGAGGCGATGGCGGGGGTTCACGCGGCGCATGTGTTGTTGATCGGCGATGAGGCGTCTGGTATCCCGGAGGGCGTGTACGAGTCGGCTGGTGGCTCGATGGCGGGTGATCATCGCGTGATGGTGCTGACGGGGAACCCGGTTCGCTCGACGGGCTATTTCTACGAGTGTTTCAACCGTATGGCGCCGCTGTGGTGGACGAAAACGGTGTCATGTGTGGATTCGCCGCGGGTTCCGGACTCGTATGTGCAGCAGAAGCTGCTGGAGTACGGCGAGGAATCGAACGCCTACCGCATTCGTGTGCTGGGCGAGTTCCCGCGTGGCGACGACGACACGGTGGTCCCGATGGCGCTGATGATGGAGGCGACGCAGCGCGACATCCAGGTGTCACCCACGGTGCCGGTTGTGTGGGGGCTGGACGTTGCGCGGTTCGGCTCGGACCGCTCTGCGTTGGCGAAGCGTCAGGGGGGGCGTCTGCTGGAGCCGGTGATGAAGTGGTCGGGGCTGGACCTGATGCAGTTGGTCGGTATGGTGATGCGGGAATGGGAGACGGCCCATCCTCGCCCTGCGGAGATTTTGGTCGACTCGATCGGGATGGGCAGCGGTGTAGTCGACAGGCTACGCGAGTTGGGGTTGCCGGTGCGTGGCATCAACGTGTCGGAGGTCGCGTCGCTGGAGCCGACGTATCATCGGCTGAAGGACGAGTTGTGGTTCAAGGCCCGCGAATGGTTCGAGGAGCGTGCGTGTGTGATCCCGGCGCAGGATGAGTTGCTGACGGAGCTCGCGACGCCGCGGTATTCGTTCACCTCGTCGGGCAAACGCAAGGTCGAGGCGAAATCGGAGATCAAGAAGCGGACGCGCGGTTCGTCGCCCGACTTGGCGGATGCGTTCGTGTTGACGTTCGCCTCTGCTGCCGGCACGGCGCTGCACGGATATTCGATGGGTGGCGCCTGGAACAAGCCGCTCAAACGCGGACTCCGTGTGGTCTAACCCTTCAAGTTTCAATAGTCTTGAGTTGAAGCACCCCCCATAGCCTCGGTATTTTGCGCCATGCTGACATTAGACGACGAGATCGCCGAGCCTACGCCGCGAGGCATGGACGAGACGGAATTGCAGGCTTTGGTGCGCTCGGAGTTGACCGATGCGGCCAATTTCGTCGATGAGGAGTTGTCCCCCCGGCGCAAGAAGGCGACCGACCGCTATATGGGCCGCCCGTTCGGGGACGAGGAGGACGGCCGCTCCCAGGTGGTGTCGCAGGACACTCGAGACACGGTGCAGTCGATCCTGCCGTCGATCATGCGGGTGTTCACCTCGGCAGAACGGTTCGTGGAGTACGTGCCGCGCGGGCCGGAGGACGTCGAGGCGGCTGAACAGGCCACGGACTTCATCAACTACGTGTTCCAGCAGGAGAATCCGGGGTTCACGACCCTGTATTCGGTGTTCAAGGACGCGCTGGTCCGCAATGTCGGCATCGTGAAGTGGTGGCATGAAGAGAAAGAGGAGGTGTCTACTTACACGTACACGGGGTTGCCCAATGACACGTACATTGCGCTTGTCTCTGCTCCTGGCGTGGAGGTCATCGCTCACGAAGAGGTCGCCGAGCCGACTCCGCAGGGAGTGCTCCCAGCCCACGACGTAACCATCCGCCGTTCGCGGCTGGCGAAGAATTTTCGGGTCGCCGCGGTGCCGCCAGAGGAGTTCTTGATCGACCGCAACGCACGATCGTTGGATGACGCCCGGATCGTGGCGCATCGCACGAAGATGAAGGCGTCGGATGTGGTCGCGTTGGGCTATGACGCCGATCTGGTCGCTGATCTGGCCTCGCACACGGACGAATTGCGCTACAACGAGGAGCGCAGAGCTCGCCAGATCGACCAGAATTGGTACGAGGAGGACACCGAGAACCCCGCGCTGGCCCCCGTCCTCTATACCGAGGCGTATATCCGCCTGGATCTGGACGACACGGGCATTGCGGAGCTCCATCGGGTGTGCTGCCTTGGCGAAGAGTACGAAATCGTCAACGTAGAGCCGTGCGAAGAGGTGCCGTTCGCGGATTTCTGCCCGGATCCAGAGCCGCACACGTTTTTCGGGCTCTCGATTCACGATTTGGTGAAGGATCTGGAGCGCATCAAGTCGCAGATCATGCGATCGATGCTCGACTCGCTGGTCCAGAGCGTGAATCCGCGCACCGCGGTCGTGGTCGGGCAGGTCAACCTCGAGGACGTGCTGAACAACGAGGTCGGGGCGGTGATCCGGCAGAATGCGCCGGGTATGGTGCAGCCGTTCGTGCAGCCGTTCGTGGGGGCGCCGGCATTCCAGGCGTTGCAGTACATGGACGAGGTGAAGGAGGCCCGCACCGGCCAGAACAAGTCGTCGCTCGGACTGGAGGCAGATGCGCTCCAGAGCACGACCCGCGCCGCGGTACAGGCCCAAATGCAGGCCGCGCAGCAGCGCATCGAACTGATCGCCCGGATCTTCGCCGAGACGGGCATGAAACGGCTGTTCCGGGGCCTGCTCGGGCTTCTGGTGCGGCATCAGGATCAGCCGCGCATGGTCCGGCTCCGCAACCAGTGGGTCCCGATCGATCCGCTGGCGTGGGACGCGAACATGGACGTGCGGGTGAACGTGGCGTTGGGCCTCGGCTCAAACGAGGACCGCATCATGCGCCTGATCCAGATCGCCGAGAAGCAGGAGCAGGTTTATCAGCAGGGCGGTCCGGGCAACGGCATGGTCACGATGGGCCAGCTGGCGCAGACCTATCGCAAGATCGTCGAACTGTCGGGGCACAAGGACGCAAACTCGTATTTCGCCGACCTGCCGGCCGACTACGACCCGCCGCCGCCCGAACCGCAGCCCGATCCCGCGCTCATCATCGCTCAGGCCGAGGCGCAGAAGAATCAGGCCGAGGCGCAGTTGAAGCAGGCGGAATTGCAGCTGCGGCAGTGGGAGGCGCAGGCGAAAGACGACCGCGAACGGGACTACAACGAGGCCCGCATTATGATCGAGGCCGCGAAGTTGGGGGTGTCACAAAACGACGCCCTGGCCCGCATGGAGGCGTCCCGTGGCCGGTAACACGATCGTCGAGCGAGCCCGCCGGGTGGAAAGGCTTCTGGAGGACGGAGACGTGCAGGCGGCGTTCTCGTCACTCCGCGAGAGGTACATGGACGAGTGGCTTAACACGGAGGTCACAGCGAAGGACGTACGAGACGCGATCTGGCACCGCGTGAAAGTGCTGGATGATGTGCTCGCGGAACTCGGGAAGTGGATCGACGAGGGAACAGTCGAACTCCACATCGAGCAATCCAAAGAGCGTGGTTTTTCTTTGAAATGGTGAGGCTTCGATGACCGACAGCAACCCGGAAGGGACTGTAACGGATGAAGTGCGTACCGCGATGGCCCTCGGCCTTCTGGACTCTGAAGAGAGCAACCCGGAGGTGGAGGAGGAGTTGGTAGCAGAGGACGAGTTTGACGAGGAGCCCGATCAGGACGAAGACGACTCCGAGACTCTCGAGTCAGCCGACGAGGAAGAGGGAGACGGCCAAGACGAGGAGAGCACCGACGAGGAGTTGGAGCAGGATCGGCTGCGGCTCGCGGACTACACACGCAAGACGCAAGAGCTGGCCCGCGAGAGGGAGGCCGTTCAGGCCGAACTTCAAGCGGTCCAGCAGGAGCGACAGTTGTACGCCCAGTATCTCGGGCAGTTGGCACAGGCGACGATGCCGCAGAAGCCGGATTACGAGGCTTTGCAGAAGGAACACGGCATTGAGGCCGCGATGCAGGCGAAGATCCGCTATGACTCTGCGATGGAGAACTACCAGAGTTTGAGCGCCGAGCAGCAGCGAGCCCAGCAGGTCGCGCAGCAGGCGCAAGCGAAGGCGAAGGCCGAATGGATGCGGGAGGAGCAGGAACGGCTCCTGGCCGCACGCCCAGAGTGGAAAGATCCGGCGCAGTACAGCGCAGCCGCGAGAGAAATTGAGGAGTTCGCGGTCGGGCTGGGCTACACGGAGGCCCAACTGGCTGAAGTCAGCCACAGGGACATTCTGGTGCTCGACGCTGCACGACAGTGGCACGCAGCGCAGGGCAAGGCCAAGAAGGTAAAGCCGAAGCAGGGTCGGGTTGTGCGTCCGGGTGCCAAGGGTCAGGTACGGGGCAAGAGCAGGGCCGAGAAGGCCCGCAAACGACTACAAGCCACCGGGAGTGACGAGGCAGCCGCTGAAGTGCTGCGCGGCATCCTGGGGTGACTCACAGGAGATAAAGCATGGCCCAGCTGTCAGGTACGAATAGTACCTATGACGCGAAGGGCATTCGGGAGCAGTTGGCTGACTGGATCAGCAACATCGCCCCGGTGCAGACGCCCTTCATGTCGAACATCGGCCGCGGTGACGCGGACAACACGTATTTCGAGTGGCAGACCGACACGCTCGACGCGGTGAACACGTCGAACGCCCACATCGAGGGCGACAATATCGGCAACACGACCGATGCGGTCACGAACACCGTTCGTCTCGGGAACCGCACCCAGATTTCGCGGGTGTCGGGTCGGGTTTCGCGTACCAGCCGCAGTGTCAGCACCGCGGGGCGTGCCGACGACCTGATGTACCACAAGGCGAAGAAGGCGAAGGTGCTCAAGCGGGACCAGGAGGCGATCCTGCTGGCGAATCAGGCGGCTGTTGCCGGCGACGATTCGACCGCACGCACCACGGGTTCGCTGCTCGCGTTCCTGAAGACGAACACCTCTGCCGCGGCAGACGGCACCGACCCGACGTACACCACGGTTCCCTCGGACACCCGTTCGGACGGCGCGGTGCGCTCGTTCACGGAGACGCTTCTGAAGAACGTCAACCAGAGCGTGTGGAGCGAGGGCGGCGAGGCCGACATCCTGATGGTTGGCCCGTTCAACAAGGGTGTGGTGTCCGGTTTCAGCGGTATCGCTGAGATCCGGGCGACGCAGCCGACGTCGGCCCGCAGTCAGGGCACGATCATCGGCGGCGCGGACGTCTACATTTCCGACTTCGGCCCCATCACCGTGGTCCCGAACCGCTTCCAGCGCGAGCGGGATGCTCTGCTCATCGATCCGTCGATGGCGAAGCTGATGTACCTCGATCCGCTGGTCGTGGACGACCTCGCGAAGACGGGTGACTCGGATGCGTTCCTCATGGTGTCCGAGTACGGGCTCTGTGTGAACAACGAGAAGGCCCACGGGATCATCGCCGACGTGGCGACGACCTACTGAACCTGAACCCGGAGGGGGGCGGGGCAACCCGCCCCCTGAAGGCATGACCCGACGACTATTCGACGACTTCAACGGCGTCAAGACGTGGTGGATCTACAATGAGGCTGACGATACGGTCACGCTTCAGCGGGAGCAGGACGTGTCCCCGATCCTTGAGGCGAACAAGGCGCTGTACGCCACTGTGGACGAGAATGCGCGTTGGGGGGAACTCACCCGCGTCGCTCACATCCCCGAGGTGTTGCTCGACGAGTGGATCAAGGACGGAACCCTGCAATGGGAGCCGGGGCACCGATCGCTGGGCTTTCGGGACCAGCGCACGGCGTTGAGGAAGTTGGACGATCCAGAGTTCCTGAAGCTACGGACACGGCCGGGGCATGTTTCCCGCTAAGGAGAAGCGTCCCGCAAACCGGATCGCCCTGTGCGTGCCGGCTCGGGATATGGTACACGCGACGTTTGCGTTCGACATGACCAGTTGTGTCGGGTGGCATGTCCTGAACTCGGGCGACGAGGTGCAGACGAAGTTGAGTCAGGGCACGCTACTGGTGGATCAGCGCAACGAACTCGTAAAGGAGGCGCTTGAGGACGGGGCAACGCATATCTTGTGGATCGATTCGGACATGAGATTCCCGAGGGAGGTGATCAAACGTCTACTGGCGCACGATCTGGACGTGGTGGCGGCGAACTGCTCGCGCAGACGCCATCCCGCCGCATGGATCGCGCTTCAGGCCGACGATGAGCGCGGCATCTACAACGTCCAGACGAATGAGGATTCGACGGGCTTGGAGGAGGTCGTAGCGGTCGGTTTCGGTGTGATGCTGGTGAAGGCCGACGTGTACCGAAACATGGAGATGCCCTGGCACAAGCTGATCTGGAACACGAAAGACGAGAAGTACGTCGGCGAGGATATGGCGTGGTGTCATATGGCACGCGACAAGGGGTACCGGATCTGGATCGACCATGATCTGAGCAAGGAAATTCGCCACACGGGCACCCACGAATACGGGGCCGAGGACATCTGGCATGGCGCTTGACACCTACGGCGGGCTGAAAACGAGCGTTGCGAACTTCCTGAACCGCTCGGACCTCACCGCCGACATCCCCGACTTCATCACCCTGGCGCATCCGGACCTGAACGCGAGTGTACGCCATTGGCGGATGGTGAAGCGGGCGACCGCCACGGTGTCCGGCCAGTTCCTGAACGTGCCGAGCGATTGGCTCGAGGGGCTGAACATCCAGATCAGCAGCGATCCGGTGACGCCGCTCGGGTTCGCGTCGATTCAGCAGATGGATCAGTTCCGGGCACAGCACCCGTCAGCGGGGAAGCCGTGCTGGTTTGCGATCCACGGCTCGCAGTTGGAGTTCGTGCCGGTGCCTGACGGCGACTACACGGTCGAGATGACCTACTACGCCGAGCTCGACACGCTCTCAGATGACACAGACGTGAACTGGCTGTTGACCCGATACCCGAACGCCTACCTCTACGGGGCACTGCTCCAGGCCGCGCCATTCCTGCGCGACGACGAGCGGGTCATGCTCTGGCAGGCGCTGTACGAACAAGTCATCCAGAAGATCAACAAGGAAAGCGATTACGCGGCCACCTCGGCGGCGACGCCCCTCGCTCGCACCCGGAGGGCATTCGGATGAGTGGGTTTCTGACCACGAAGGGCGGCACCCGCTACTACGTGCGGGTCGACGGCGACATTTGGGACGAAGACGGCCGAAAATTCTCACGCACCGACAAGGAGGCGCTTGACCGGGCGCTCCAGGCCGGCGCCGAGAACCCCGACGCCGAGATCACATACACAACGGAGCAGGAGGTCGAGGTGAACATTGCTGCTCTGCGGCAGGCGTATGCAAACCCACTGAACGACACGGACGCCTCGGACGAAGGCGCCCCGCCCCCGCTACCTGCGGTGAACGTCACCACGTCGAGCCTGCCGAACGGCACGGTCGGTGTGGCCTACTCGCAGACGCTACAGGCGACGGGCGGCGACGGGGGTTATGCGTGGTCCCGTTTGTCTGGGTCGCTGCCTGGAGGGCTGTCCTTGAACCCTAACGGGCAAATCACGGGGACCCCGACGAGCACAGTGACAGCGGCAACCTTCACGGTGCAAGCCGACGACGAGACGGGCAATCCAAACTCCACGGACTCGCGGGCGCTGGCGATCACGGTGGATGCTACCGCACCGGGGCCGACACCGTTCTACACGTTCGATCCCAGCGACTACGCCGACACGGCGGCGTTCAAGGCGTACATCAGCGGGCAGGGTGGGGAGTTCCGGGAGACGACGGGCTCGGTCGACTTGGTGTCCGTCTCTGGGCAGGCGTTCTCGAAGGCGGTGCAAACAACGTGGAACGTTGCGGGCCCCGAGCAGGAGGTGTCTTGGCAGATCCCAATTCCCGGTGGGCATACCGAGGTATGGGTGCGCCAGTGGGTGCGGCACTCGACGAGTCCGCAGTTCACGTACACCGACGGACCGGGGAGTAGTGGGGGGCCGGGCGGTAAGCACGATTTCTTCTTCTCCACCCCGCAGGACGGGGCGAGCCGCTTCAACTTCTCGATTGGGTTGGACGGCGATCAGTCAAAGTGTCTCTACGCTGGCGAGGACGGCGCGGGCGACAACGGTGTGTCGATGAGCCAGAGCAGCATTTTCGACGGCAACTGGGGTGTGTGGTACTACCACTTGAAGAAGGACGCCAGCACGGGCCTGTTCAACGTCAACTTGAAAGGAACGTGGGTGCGCACGGGGTCCGGGCTGGACACGACCGGAGGGTCTGGGTCCACCATCGACCTCCACACGGTCGGCGGTAACATCAACCGCGGTATTCCCGCGATCGCTGACGGCATGAAGCGGTGGACGGGTATCGTCGAGTACTACACGTCTCCCCCGAACGACCTTCCGGCTGGGGAATAAATGAGCCTCAACGTGATAGGGTCGTGGGCGGGTACACAGCAGGGGGGCTCGAGCCTTTCTGCTACGCTCGACCCCACGCGACAGGGACACCGCGAGGATGCGTCGCGAGCCCGCTGGGAACGCGATCCCGGCTGGACGTTCTGATGAGCGTGGGGATCGTGGGCACGCCGCACATCAACGGATCGTCGGGCAACAGCACGACGGCCAAGACCGGCGACGCGGGTGCCAAGCCGGCGGGCAGCAACCTGCTCTGCCACGTCGGCGTCTTCCGGCCCTACTGCAACGACGTCACCGCGTTCCTGCCTTCGACCATGACGCTCGGCGGCCAGACGCTTTCCCGGCAACTGGTGTTCGACAGCGCCGCGAATATCGGCGCGGCCTACTACAAGTCGACTCGGGCACAGGCGTCGGCCATCTCTGGTGGGTCCTACACGATCACCTACGGGTCGACGCTCGCCGCAGCCTACCAGACCTTGGTTATCGTCGTGTGGACTGCGGATAGCGCGGAGACGTTGCAGGACTCGGAAATCTCGCCCGACCTGTTCAGCCCGGATCGTTCACTCACCACGGTATCGGGCAACCTCTGTCTGATCTTCGGGGGCGAGCGCGGCGATCAGAGCGGGCTGACCCTCGGCAGTGGCATGACGGACGGGTCGACCAACTACACGGGCGGCAGCGGGCTCGGTGACACGAATGGGCGCATGGACTCACGGGTCGCCACAACGACGAGCACAGCACTCGAGGTGGGCTCCGACGCCTCGGAACTGACGGCCACATTTGCCATCGCGATCACCGAGGATGTGGGCGGCGGCGGTGGGGGCTCGAGTAATTCTGACGACACGGCAGCAACACAGCGCGGGGTTCTGCGCGGACACCTACGGGGGATGGCAGCATGATTCTGGCACCATACGGAACCGCGTTCACGTTTTCGCTGCCAGTGGTACTGGTGGATGACACTAATTTCGCGGACACGGGAGATTACGCATACGCCTCGGGCGACATCATCATCTCCAAGGATGGCGGGACCCCCGCAAACATCGCGACGACCCCCACAGAGGTGGACTTCTCTGGGGCCTCGGTGATGCTGTTGGAGATTTCCATGACGGCCGCGGAGATGCAGGCGGAGGAAATCGCTGGGGTTATCGTAGACGCGGCGCTTGAACATCAGTCGTTCGTGATCCACACCTACGGTCACCCATCTGCCAAACACCCGTCTATGGGTGTGACGCTGCCCAGCGGGCAACTGTCGGGGACGCACGCGGTCGGCAGTTGTGATCTCGGGACGAACGCCCCATCCGCAATCTCGAATGGCTCGTTGCTCTACAACGTGACGAAGGGCCAGGGCCGGATCGTCAGCGGGTACACCTCGGGCACGGGGGTCGTGACGTGGGATGACGACCTCGCCACGGCGTGGGACGACGACGACGTGTGGTACATCCTGCCGGGTGGGCCGGGAATCACGACCACCGAGATCAACGCCGAGGTCGATACGGCAATCACGGACGCCGGCCTCGACCACCTCGTCTCCGCTTCCGTCACCGGCACCGACATTGCGGACAACTCAATCGTGGCGAAACTCGTCTCGACCTCCGCTACGGCCGATTGGGACGACTACGACAACACGACCGACGCGCTGGGTGGCACGCAGGGCCGGGTCAACGCCGCGCTCGTCGCGCTGGGCCTCGACCACCTGCTCTCTACCAGCGTCACTGGCTCGGACGTCGCCAACAACTCAGTGTTCGCTAAACTGGTGAGCTCGTCGGCGACCGCGGACTGGGACGACTTCGTGAACACCACGGACGGGCTCCAGGCGATCCGCGATTTCCTGACCACGCTGAATTCTGCGGTGTCGGGCCTGAACGACCTGAGCGCGGCGGATGTGTTCCAGTACACGCCGACCGGCACCTACCAGTTCCAGGAGGTCATTCGGCTCATGGCCGCGGTTCTCTTGGGCAAGGTCAGTGGGCTCCCCTCGGCGCCGGCTTTCCGAAACCTCCTCGACACAAAAAATGTGGTCACGGCGACCACGGACGATGACGGCAACCGCACGACCGTCACCTACGACACAACGGAGTCCTGATGTTTGGCGCCTCGTTTTTCGGTAAAAGCTTCTTCGGCGCCTCGTTCTTCGGGCCAGCCGCGGACTCGAGCACGGACCCTGGTGGCGGCAACAGCAGCGATACGACGGTGTGGAGCACCGTGAATCTTGGATCAACCATTTGGACGACGGTGACCTGACATGGCAGACACTACGACCACGGCCCTGAGCCTCGTCAAGCCGGAAGTCGGCGCATCGACGGACACATGGGGCACGAAGTGGAACTCAAACGCCGACGACATCGACACGCTGTTTCTCGGCTCTGGCGGGCACTCCCACGACGGCACGAACGGCGAGGGTCCACAACTTACGCCCGCGGCGCTGGCCGGCACGTCCTCCGTGGGGGTGCTCGTCTATCAAAGCACGGTGTCGTTCGTGTCTCGCACACTGACCGCTGGGATCGGCGTGACGGTGAGCAACGGCACGGGCGAGAGCGGCAACCCGACGTTCGCGGTCGATATTGACGGGCTCACTGCGGAGACGACCCCGGCCGACAACGACTTGGTAATGGTGTACGATGCCTCGGCGGGAACCATCCGCAAGTTCACGCGGACCAACTTCCTGTCGGGGGTCGCGGGTGACGTGGTTGGTCCCGGCTCTAGCACCGACAACGCCCTGGCGCGGTGGGACGGCGCGGGCGGGGGCACGCTCCAGAACTCGGTCGTCACGATTGACGACTCAGGCAACATCGAGATGGCGAACGCCCGGATCGATTCCCCGAAACTGCGCGATGTGTCCTACGACGTGAACGCGCTGGGGTCGGTGTCAGGCGCCACCTCGATCAACGTCGAGTCTGGCAACATGGTGTCGGCGACCGTGACGGGGGCGACAACGTTCAGCTTCACGAACCCGCCTGCCCCCGGTGGGGGCTTCGTGCTGGTCCTGACGAACGGCGGCGCTGGCGCGGTGACGTGGCCCGCGAGCGTCGATTGGGAGGGTGGCTCCGCGCCATCGCTCACGGCCTCGGGTGTCGACATGCTGACATTCATCACGGTGGACTCGGGCACGACGTGGCACGGGGTGATCGTGAGCCAGGACAGCCAGTAATGCTGATCCAGCTCCTCGCGTCTCGGAAGCTGGCGACCTCTACCCGGTTGTACACGGGCGGGGACGCCACCGTAGACGTTGCCACGGGGGTCGATGTATCGAACGGTGTGATGATGTTCGGGCGGCGGGACACGGACACGATGACCGGCTGGGTGTTCGGCGACGACGCGACGGAGGCGATCCGGTTCGGTGGCCCCGCCGCAAACTGGGACTCGGCGGTCTACCAGTCGTTGTCCGGTCTAACGATCGGGGCACGCGGGTTCACGGCCACGACGGCCTTCGCGTGGAACGACTCGTCGTACTCCGCGGAGGATTACGTGGTGTGGAGCGTCGGCGGCGACAAGGCCGACATTGTGACGTGGACGGGCACGGGTTCGGGGGTGAGCCCTGTATCGCATAGTCTCGGCGTGACCCCCGGCGCGATGCTGGTGTCGGAAAGCTCTGGCGGGGTCCCGGTGGCGCGTCATCTGTTCTGGGAGTCGCGATTCGCGCACACCCTCACCCCCGGCTCGTGGACGGACCACGGAACCACGCAAGCCTCGTTCTCGACGTCGACGGTGTCCCCAGCGACAGGCGAGACGTTCGACACCGCGTCCCGCCAGTACAAAGCGGTGCTGTTCCCGGCGTCGAGCTCCAATGTGGTGTGTGGCGCCTGCGCGGCGCTGACGATCGAGAATATCGGATGGCAGCCGCGAACGCTGATATGGGCGCCAACCAACGGGACCCTGCGGTCATGGGACGGCACTCGCGACGGCGCGACCGCTGACAACTCGTCGGACCTGTCGACGAACCTGTACGGCAGTACCTCGTTCGGGGTCAACTCGGCGGGCGACTTCACGCTGTCGAGTGTTGGGTTCACGATGGACTACGAAGCCTACTACATCGCGATCCGATGAAACGCTTTCTGCCGATCGATATCCCGCCCGGTGTCGCAAGGAACGGCACGGAATACCAAGCCCAGGGACGTTGGTGGGATACCAACTTCGTGCGCTGGTATGAGGGCAAGATGCGTCCGATCGGAGGCTGGTTGCAGGCGGTCGAAACCACAGTCACGGGCATCGCACGGGGGATCTTCGCTTGGCGCGACAACTCGAACAATCGTTGGGCGAGCATCGGCACCGAGCAGAAGCTGCACATCTGGAACGGCGGCACCCTCTACGACGTCACACCCGCGGGCTACACGACCGGCCGTACCGACGCGATTTTCTCCTATGGCTACGGGGCCGGGACCTACGGAAGCTCCACCTACGGAACTGCCCGCACCTCCGGGACCGCCATTGATGCGACGACGTGGAGTTTCGACGCATGGGGCGAGGACCTGATCGCCTGTGCATCACATGAAGAAACGATTTACGAATGGACCGGCGACGTGTCGACGGCTGCGGCTGCGGTATCGAACGCACCCACGGCTCGGGCGGTGCTGGTCACGAACGAGCGGATCCTACTGGCCCTCGGCGCTGCCGGCGACCCGCGCAAGATCCAGTGGAGCGATCAGGAGGACAACACGGACTGGACACCGACCGCCACCAACTACGCGGGCTCCCTACCGCCGATCGCCTCGGAGGGACTGATCCTGACGGGGCTGCGGCTTCGGGATGAGTATTTGATCCTGACCACGGCAGACGCGCACGCGATGGAGTTCATCGGGCAACCGCTGGTCTACGGGATCAAGAAGCGCGGCGGCGCGTGCGGGCTGATCGGCCCGAAAGCCGCGGTGGCCTTCGATGGGCGTGCCGCGTGGATGGGCGAGCGTGCGTTCTTCATCTACCAGGGCTACGTCGAGCCGATCCAGTGCGATGTCGCGGACTACGTGTTCAACGACATCAACCGGGTACAGGCATCGAAGATCCACACCCGGCATTCTGCGCAGTATGGTGAGATTTGGTGGTTCTACTGCTCGGAGGCGTCGGAGGAGGTAGACCGTTACGTGCTCTGGAATTACCGGGAGGGTCACTGGTCTATTGGGGAACTGGACCGGACGACGTTCTCGGATGAGGGCGTGTTCCGGTACCCGCTGGCGGTCGACTCGAGTGGCAACGTGTACGAGCACGAAAACGGGTGGACCGCGAACGGTGCGAGCCGATCGGTCTATGCGCAGTCGGGGCCGGTCGAACTCGGGAACGGCGACCGGCTGATGGAGGTGACACAGGTGTTGCCCGACGCGGATCTACCTACCGAGGTGACGTTGACCCTGAAGGGGCGCTACACGCCCGAGGGCAGTGAGACGACGCACGGTCCGTACACGCTGTCGGCCTACACCGACGTTCGGCTCCAGGCGCGGCAACTCGCGTTCCGGGTGGACGAGGCGGAGGCCGACGATTGGCGCATCGGACGGTTCAGGCTGGATGTGGCTCCGGGGAGTAGACGATGACGTACCAGCGGGGTACCGACCCAACGCCGTTCCGCGAGTGGTGGAAGAACAGACACCGCCCGTCTCAGCACCCACGCATCGCAGACGACCAGACGCGCATTTCTGGGCGCGGCCTACTGACGGGCCTGCTCGGGATGGCGCCGGGCGTCGGCGAGGCGATGGACGCATGGGACGTCGGCGCTGGGCTTCTACAGCGAGACGCGGGCCGAGTCGCCACGGGGTTGCTCGGTGCGGCGGTGCCGTTCGCGACGGGGGCGTCGCTGCGACGCATGGCGGGCAAGGCCGACGACCTGCCGATGGATGACGCAAGCCGTATGGCGCGGGCGCGGGACATGGGGTTCTCCCCGCAGGTGGCCTACCATGGTACCCCAGACGCACGCGGGATTATGGAAGACGGGTTTTCCACACCCCTTGAGCGTTACCGCAGGTCGACGGGAGAGGCTGACTTCGTGGACGAAAACGCCGCGTATTTCTTTGCGGACGATCGCGGTACCGCGGCGTCCTACGCCGACGACACGCGGGCGTTCGATTACCAGAATGCGGAACCGGCGGTCCTGCCGGTACACCTGAGAATGTCGAACCCGATGGAAATAGATTGGGGCGGCAAGCCATGGCGGGGGACCCGAGAGGCGATCGCAAAGGCAAGGGAGGCGGGCCACGACGGTATAGTTATCCGCAACGTACGGGACCACTACAGCGGTCAGGGGGGACCGACGACGGTGCGGGTTGTTTTCGACCCGAGCCAAATTAGATCCACGGAGGCCATCTTCGACCCTCGCAACGCGAAAAGCGCCGACATCCTCGCGGGCATGACCGGCTTGGGTCTGTTCGGCGCGGCACGCGGACGGGAACGCAACCGATGAACCTCCCCCGCCCCACCCCAGACTACAATCGCCGCGTCGAGGACGAGCGGAACCGCGCGATCGAGCAGGCCGACTCGCTGAACCGCAAGCGCACCGAGGACCTGCGGGTCGTCACGCCCTACCGATTCATTCTGGTGTCACCGGACGGGACGGAATGGTCGATCGGTATCGACAACGCGGGCGCCCTGACCACGACAAGCCTATGAACTGGGCTGCGGCGGCTCCGTACATCGAAGACGCGATTGAGCGATCTGGCGGCAACGTCACGCTTGACTACGTGCAGAGCCGCGTGGAAGACGGGAGCTCGACGACGCACCTATGGCCCGGCAAGCGGTCCGCAGCGGTCACAGAGATTGTCTGGAACGGGAAGAGGCCGGTGTTGAATTGCTGGCTAGCTGGCGGGGATCTGGACGAACTGAAGGAGATGATCAGCGCGGCCGAAGTCTTCGCCAAACGGCTCGGGTGCGTTGCGGTACAGGTGTCTGGTCGCAAGGGCTGGGTGCGGGCATTGAGAGATCAAGGATACAAGCCCATCGCTTACACGGTGGAAAAGGAGCTTGACGATGGGACAGAGTAAGCAGCAGCAGACCGATTCGACGGACACCACTGTTTCCACCTCGATGGACCCGACGCAGGCTGCGCAGTGGAAATCGCTGATCGGGCACCTCGAGAACAATCAGTTCCAGCCATACACGGGCCAGCGTGTCGCGGACCCGAACCAGAACCAGCTCGACGCATGGAACGCGGCGACGGGCATCGGGGGGCTCGGCCAGGATCAGCTACAGGCCGCGTCACAGGCCGCTCAAGCCGCGACGGGCTACTCACCCCAGCAGGTAGAGGCCCAGCGCGTCAACGCGGCCCAGTCGGCCGGTGGGCCGTCCGTGGCGGCGGGCAGGGTCGGGCCGGTGATGAACGTGCAGGGCCAGATGGTCGACGGGTCCCAGATCGCGCAGGGCGCACAGGCCGGGTACGGGCTTCTGCGGCCGAACGTGCGGGACGTGCAGGCCGGCCAGTTCGGCAACCTCGACCCGTACATGAATCAGTACAACAATCAGGTGGTCGACGCTGCGCTGGGCGACGTGGAGCGGTCCCGGCAGATGGCGGTGAACCAAGGCGGCGACGCCGCTGCGGCGGCTGGAGCGTTCGGCGGGTCCCGGCACGGGGTCGCGGACTCCCTGACGAACGAGGCATACGCACGCCAGTCGGCTCGCACCGCTGCGGATCTCCGAGCTCGCGGGTTCGACACGGCGGCGGCCATCCAGCAGCAGGACCTGAACCGCAGCCTTCAGGCGGGCGGCATGAACCAGGGCGCCGACGCCAGCCTGTTGAGCCAGACGCTCAATCAGTCGGGCCAGACGGCGTTCAACAACCAGAACACCGCGCTTAACGCGGGCCTCGCGAACCAGCGCAGCCAGTTGGCGGCGGGTCAGACGAATGCGCAGTTGTCGACGCAGGCGAGCATGGCGAACGCGGCCAACCAGTTCCAGAACAGCCAGTTCAACGCGAATCTGTCGCAGGGCGCCAACCTCGCAAACCAGCGGGCCATGTTGCAGGCGGGCATGGCGAATCAGGGCGCGGGACTTCAGGCGAACCAGCAGGCGCTAGCCGGTGCGGGCTTGCTCGGCAACCTCGGGGCGCAGGCCCAGAACATGGGCATCAACGGGATGAACGCGCTCGACTTGGCTGGCGGGCAGCAGTACGGCATCGACCAGGCTCGCAATGACGCGGGGTATCAGGACTATCTGAACCAGCAGGGCTGGAACCAGCAAAACACGCAGCAGTGGATGCAGGCGCTGGGGATGCAGCCGAACCTCATCAACCAGAACGTCAATTCGACAAACACGCAGACGGTGCAGCGCGACCGATTCGGGCAGTTGCTCGGTGCGGGGGTTGCGCTGGCCGGTGGCCCCTTGGGCGGTATGATTGGTGGCGCGATCGGCGGGATGTTCGGCGGCGGAGGCGGGGACAACATGGGTGGCGCGTTCAACTCCGGCCCCTACACCGGCTTTACGGACGGCGTGAACGCACAATTCGGTGGCGGTGGTGGCGGGGGCGGGCAGAACATGGGCGGCGCGTTTAACCCCGGTTCGTACACGGGATTCACGGACGGGCTCAACTCGCAGGTGTCCAACTTCGACCCGAGTCTGTTCAACCCCTTCGGAATGTCTAACGGGCAAGGAGGCTGACGATGGATCCGCTCGCAGGGCTGCTTGACCCGCAGGCTCGCCGCCAGTCGAAGAACATGGGACTGCTCGCGGCGGGGCTATCGCTCATGGCGGATTCCGGGTGGAGCACTGAACCGCAGGACACACTCTCGAACGTTGCCCGCGCCGGCTTGACCGGGTTGCAGACCTACATGGGCTCCAACGAACGGGCGCTCGAGGC